CTTGATAACCACGCTTTTTGCCACGTGTCTTCAAGTAAAAAATGGTTGCTGCGGTGTTACCTTGATTAATTTGCTTAAACAAAGATGACTCGGCCATATCTAAAACTAGATCGTTAGTAGATTCAACTGCGAGCTTATACTCTTCATCATTACGTAACCAGTCATAGTGAGTTGACCTATCTATCCCAACGATTTTACAAGCGTGACTGACTAGCCCAAGCGTTTTATTTAGAGCTTCAAGCATAGCTGCCTTTTTATACATGGTGGATTTTGTGGGGTTCTTACTCATTACGAATCTCAACCTCAAAGCCTCTATCTTGCAGTTCTCTAAGTAGGCTCATAATTTCGTCTTGCTTTTTAGATTTAACTTTTAGTAGAAAGCTATCTTGCACATCAATTGGCTGATCATCAGATTCTGATAATGCATCAATATTAATCTCAGGCAAATCATAACCCCATGCGTCTAATAACTCAGGCTCCCATTCGTTAGCCAACATATCTTCGTCCCAGGTACCATGATTCGTATTTTCGACAATAATAATACGCTGTAACGTTTGCGTGTTAACAGAAGTATCAATAACCTTACACTTAACTTCTGAGTATTCTAGCTCTTTGTATGCCTTCAGCCTCATATTACCTGAGAGGACTACATAAGTGTCATTAAGAGGATATACTAAAAGTTCTTTTAATTCATTAAGGTCATTTTCAAATAAAGATGTTTTTAATTTATTGTATGATTGCTTATCAATTCGTCTAGGGTTTGCTTGGACTCCCATATCCGCAAGCTGCCCAACATTATTTCGCAATGCTTTAACAGGGATATATTTTACTTCGCTTAGTATTTTTTTTTGCATCTTGTTTTTTTTAAAATGCAAAAGCTTATCTTCAATTTAATTATGCATGGATTAAAATCAAAAAGCAAACATCCTTGGGGCTAATTGCGAAGCCCCAGGATAATAAACAAAGGTAATCTCATAACTATTATACTATTTCTTAGGTTCGTATGTGTAGGTGATAACCTCTTTATAATTGTAAGCAATATATGACCGTATGCTGCTCTCAGGTATATCAAGCCTCTCGGCTATCTCCTCCCAAGTCCAACCAATATTCCTGTAATACGTGTACCTCTCAATGTCGTGGTTGTGTTTTCTCATGCTCGTATATTAACATATAATGCATTCCGCTACAACAGCGGATACATGAAGATATTTCAATACATTTGTTATTGATTTATACGCTGTAAGAGCGTATTATATAAACATCACAAAAAAGGAGTAAAAAAAAAGGGTGTCCAACTGCGTTAACTGTTACCCCACGGAAAACAACAATCGGACTCTCCAACAATAATAAAATCAGGAGAAAAAAACAATGAAAATTTATTACCCAGAAATTATAGGTGAATATGATTATGATATACAAGAGATCAACCAAGGTGTCATTACGTTCAAGAAGGTCAGAGTATGAGCAGTGATCCAAAAATCAAAAAAGACGTTGAACAAGATCCATTGGATATCTTAAGAGCACAAATTGAGAATATGAGCCCAAAGGAGTCTATGTTGTGGTCTGATGATTCGATTATAAAGGAAAAAAATGAAAGTTGAACTCTTAGACATGCTTGATCAATTGGCGTTCGGTCCTGAACATATTAAGGAAGAAGCGCATGATTTTTTGTACGATTTTATCGTTAAGCTTGATATAAATAAGAAATGAATAAACACAAAATACAACTAGGGGTACTTATAATAACTATTAATCTGCTATTTGCTTTTACGATAGTGATTATCCATTATTTGATATAATTGAATGCGAAAGGAAGGTGAAGAGGGATCCACGGCCCCAGAGGCCACAATTAAAAAGTACCGGTTTTAACGCCGGTACTACCACAAAAAAAAATTATAGGATTCCCTATTTTACCCTTAAAACGTACCAAGATCAATCAATGAATAGCATGCTGATTATTGTTGCGAAGTGTTGCGAATAGTGTTATTATTAATAAAAAACAAGGAGGTCATATGAAAATTAAAGATATATATGAAACGAAAAATAAATTGGAGTTCAGCATGCTGTGCCTGGAAAAGCTAAATCACGTTCCAAGTGATACCAGCTTTCGGAATTGGGCAGATGGATCTACGAACCCCGGAGGCGTTTACATTAGCTTGCTCAAAGACTTCGGCGTTACCGATGTTTAGAAGTGATGCCGGGGTAATCAGCCCCGACAAAGTGTAGAAAAGCAACCATCTCATAAAAAGCTTTTCAAATTCATTTCCAAAAATCGAAGGGAAAAACAATCAAAAATCGGAAAGGTAAAAACAAAATGATACTAACAAATAACGAATTAAAAATCAAACATCCTTATAACATTTACATTGACTGCGAGGTGATGAGCAATGCTTAATGGAGTGCCACCACTGGGATACGATCAGTCATACTGCTCAAGAACAATCGCCTATCTTAACCGACGTGACGAGTGCGATAACGAGATATGCCATTTAGGGGGGGAATGCATATGTTAATGCAACACTTACAAAAACTCGACCTTGATGAGCCGACACCCGACCAAATTAAAATCATAGAGCTGCTTAATGCCATTGAAGGAGTCAATAATGGATAACAATAAATACACTCATTTTTCGAACAAATATGTAGATATCATATACCATGAAGGCCGTGCCTATGTGTACACCCCAACCCCTAAGCCAAACACAACAATATCGAGTGGTACTTGTGATGAGGAGGTGCCGTTCTAATGAATTACGAATTAATACATACGCCAATTCTAAACCATTGGCAGAAACAGGCACGGCATTTAATTGGCCTTAAAGAGAGATACGCCGAAACACTTCGAGCTGTCGATTGGTTGAAATCAGAAATTGAAAGCGCACAATACGTTCTTACGCCACACTTACAAAAAGGTACAAATGAAATGCATTGTTGCGGTCATGTACTGAAACTTGAGCGTAAAGAAAAATTTGACCTGAAACGATTCAGAAAAGAGCACCCTGACATGTACGAGAATTATTGCGATGAGCTTACCAAAATTAAAATCGAGGTTGAAAATGGTTAAAATACATGGCAAAGATTATATGACGGTGGCGGAAAGATTAAATCTTATAGCTGCTGAACATAAGGATTATGAGCTTACTTCAGAAGTAATTAATTTAACAGAGTCTGCATGTTGCATACGTGCGACTCTTAAACTTGGTGAACGTATTTTTAATGGGCTTGCTTATGAAGAAAAGCAAAACTCGCACATTAACAAAACATCTTACGTTGAAAACTGTGAGACTTCTGCATGGGGCAGAGCTATGGCTGCTGCTGGTTATGCAGGGACAGAGATTGCTAGTGCTGAAGAAGTTGCAAATGCAGTTAACAATCAGCAACAAAAAACAGAATATAAAAAAGTAGATAAGCCAAAAGACAGCCCTCAAGAAACACAAAAAGCCAAAAATGCCATTCACGACTTACTCAAAAACTATACACCCGAACAGAAAAAAGACTTACTAAAAAAAGCGACCTACTGGGAGAAAAATGACTCTTATTGTGACGACATTAACGATCTGACAGTCAAAGGCCGTGATCCAAGCGTGGCTCAAATGAGAGTATGGTACAAGAAACTTCAAGAAGCCATGTTAAGTGAAGCTGATTTCGTAAGTGACGAGCTATGAACTTGGATATTTTATTAACTCTACTAGATAAACCTATTGTATTTCATAGACCGTTTTTACGGATTATGAACACAAATTGTGCGTTATTTTTAAGCCAGTGCCTACACTGGCAACGCCATACTAAATACGATGGCTGGTTTGCTCATACTATTGAGCAATTTCAGTTTGAAACTGGGTTGTCTACGGACGAGCAAAGATCAATTAAAAAGACGCTAAAAAATAAAGGCATCTTAAAAATTGAACGACGAGGCAATCCATGTAAAAACTGGTACACCATTGATTTGGAAGTTTTATATACCCTTTTAGAAAAACAAGTGGAAAAATCCACAAACAAGAAGTGGGAAAATCCCACATCTAGTAATGGGAAAATCCCACATCAAGAAGTGGGAAAATCGCACAACTATATAAATAAAGAAGTATTAATAAATAGTAATAATGAAATAAAAAAAAATATATATACAAAAAAAAGTTTTTTAAATTTAAATATTATTGGAATCTCAGATTGCGAAAACGTCCAAATAGAACAAAAGCAATACGACAAATTAGTTAGCGAATACAATCAAGAAATGGTTAAGACGCAAATTATGCAGCTCGACACATATCTCGAGGACCACCCAAAAAAATACAAGTCGCACTACAAAGCTTTACGTAGTTGGCTTCTTAAGGAATCTACAACTAAAGGAGGAAATAAGAAATACGAAAGTGTGTATGAGCACAACACTAAATATCTTAAAAGCTTGGAGAATTTATGATGACTAAAGAAAAATATTTTAAAGCACAACTTACAAAAATGTTTCACGATCGAAGTAAAAAAATTAATGTTCACTACATCGACACTTTCTGGGATGAAC